GGAAGATCGCTATAGAAAGTAATGCTGCTCTCATCGCTTCTACTGCTGACGCTTTTCCTCAGCGCTCCAGTATCAACGAGAATATGACCACCGGGGCGAAGCGGGCTTCTTCTTCTCGCCCAGGCTTTGGTAAAGAAAGCCTGCCTTTCAAAGTTCTGATCAAACTCATCACTGATACCGATTCTAATATCCTTTAGAATGCGGCCTATTACCGTCCTCAGTTCTTTCTCTGTTGCCATAGCCGTCGTTATCTATGAAATTCAGGAACAGCTCCTCTTGATGAGGAATCTCGTTACGAGGATCTGCGCTCGCATTCAGAATATTGTAGAACTGGCGCTCCGAGATGGCATACACTGGGTACACGTAACGCCGCCAGATCTCCCTATTAGGGACTCCCAGCTTGGCATAGCGATCAAAGATGCGGTTAATCTCCGTTACCCGCTTCTGATAACTCAATCCACGGTTGTTTCTACATTTTCCATTCCTCATCGAGGGCTGTTCCTTTCTTTCAACTTAAAACATTATAACAATAAGTAATCTAACTTTAGATGCGGCAGAAGCTTGGCTCTATGCGGCGCCAGACTCCCGTCTCCTTGTCGCGCTTCCAGAAGTAATAGTTGGTTGCATTCTTCTGCACTACATTGCTCTCCTGGAAGAGTTTCATAATTTCCGAGTACTCCGGATCATTAAACTTATCCTCCAGCTCGTAGAGCTTGGAAATACTCTTGTAATCGAGATCTCCTGCCTGGTTGCGTTCCAGCAGCGTCATTGCCAGCTGATACATCGGATCATCGGTTCCCTTCTCGCTCTTCTTCATATAGTCCTTCAGAAAAGCTACCAGGCGCTCCGCTGCGAGGTCAGCACGCTCATCGAATCCCTTCACGCTGTTGCAGCTGATTTGCAAACGGAAATCACCATCAGTGATAGTGTAGTTCTTCTGCTCATCGGTTTTCACCTGACCGTACTCTCTCATCAGCTTGACAAAGGCTGAGGATTCTTCTCTCAGCCACTCCTTGAAGCCCTTGACGTCTGCGGTAACGTTGATGAGCATACCTTCAACCTTGTGCATAAATTCGCCTCGCAAGCCCTCGTAGGCATCACGCTTGTTGATGCGCTCGTTCTTTGCCTCGGCATTCAACTGAGCCAGAAGAGATGCCTTCTGTTCTTCTGATAGCTGACTGATGTCAACTGGGGAGCTGCCCTGCTTTGTAGCCGCCTGCTCCTGTTCCTGTTTGTTCTGTTTCATTTTCAATAAACATTAAATTTATATGATTAATATTAATACCTTCCTGCTGTTTCAGTCCTCCCTTTCGCTTGATGGCTCTCAGCTTCACGCTCAGCTGCTCCAGTTCCGACACTGTAATTAGGGCAAAATCCTTACCCATAATCCTCGGATGACGACAGAACTCGTTAATGCGGTTCCAGTCCTTGGTGTCTATTCCGAGCTCCTGCATCAGGTGCAGGCAGATGCTTCGCCAATGCTTGCGCTGGTCCCCATAACCAAGCATGTTCTCCAATGCCTTACAGCATTCCTTGTACTCCTGCGCCCTCATCTCATGAAGATGTGTTGTGCGCCCATTCGTGTATTGGCTCACGATAGCCGCCTTAGCCCCTTCGTCATCGCCGTGCTTTGGCAACTTATTAAACGAGGCGTAGAAACGATGGTAGTTTGCAATCGGTCGTGCCATAAACTTCCCTCCTTGTTAATCTGTAGCCGATAGATCATAAACCAAGGCTCAGCTTATAGTCCTGATAATGCTTTCGCGCTTCATGCAGGGCATTAGGCAATGCTTGAGCAACCTCAATCTCCTTCAGTATCGGGATATCATCCAGACAGAGATATAGCCCGCTCTCAAACTCCCTTACCTGTAATCGGTGCATCGCCTCACGTCTTACTTCCTTCTCACGCTTCAGCACCTGCTGGCGATGATACTCCTCAGTGGTCTTTTCCCACCATTTCTTAATCGAATAAATAATCTTTTTCATATTCCGATAAATTGTTTATTGGTTTATAATTCTGTCGCAGAAGCACCTTTCTACACACTATCGAGCAGATAATCATCACTGTCCAAATATTCATTCCTCAGTGCATCTGCATTCATATCGCAGAGCTTGGAAGCAAGCTCGTCATACATCATTGCCTGGTCAGGATAACTGAAATCCTTAGTCTTTTTCTTGATGTAGGCGATGATATCTTCTACTGTTTCATCCATGTTTCTTCGGCTTTTTGTAAGTTACATTTTGATACCCATGCCATTTTATGATTCTCGTTGCCCACATCAGACTCTTGGTTGTAACGACATAGCTACCGGGAGTCTTTGTTGATCTGCGCACGCTCAAATCGCAGGTGTAGTTACATTCCATCCAGTCATCCAATACCGAGCTGCATTGTTCCTTGCTCAGCAGCAGGTAGATGATGTCACCTTTCTCGTAATCCCCGAGACAATCATTCACTTCACTCATAAGCTTTCAAATTATAGATTATTGCTTGCCTGAATAAGTCCGTCCTCCCATACCTTAAAGGTGGCTCCGGCTTCTCCAATGAATCGGCCTTGGCAGACAGCCTCATAGCCGACGACTCTTACTTTCACGCCCGCCATGTATTTCAGTCTGACGGCAGGCTTGCCCAGTGGCTGACTCTTCGCCTCCTGCGAGATGAAGATGAAACTCTTCTTCGGGAACTCTTCCACCAAGGCTTCCACCTGTGCATATTCCCAATGTGAGTACTGGAACGAATCCACGATAATGAACTTAGGGCCCTTGCGCTGCTTGAGCATCCTCTTCAGATTGTCGATATCTGAATCGATACAGACTCTGAATTTACCTTGCTCTTCCTCCATGTGAAAACGCTGGATGCGTTCCTTGAAACTCATGCTTACCTTCTCCTCGAAGGAGCAGTAGAGTACTATTCCGTATTCACAGAGCTTCTTGGTGAGCTGCATCACGAACGAACTCTTGCCACCAGCCGACGGACCCGAGATAAACCAGGTGTCATACATATCCGGCTGTCCGAAGCACCGTTCCCACTCTCCACCCCAGGGGATGGGCTTATAAGTCATCTTCAGTATCTCCCTGGGGCTGTATGCCCGCCTAACCATGACTGGCCTCCCCGGAAGCTTCAGCAGCGTTCTCTGCTGCTATCTTGAGCTTCTCTATCTCGGTATATACTCGTCTCAGCCCGCCCTGCGTTTTTCTTACGATGGTAGGAATGTCTGCATCGGCTGGAGCATTCACCTTGGCAACGATGGAAGCCTGCTTCATCAGGAACTTCTCCCGCTCCTTGCCGTCATCAGGAGTCACCTTGGAGAATCTGCCTCCGTAGCGGCTCAGCATCTCTGTATATCCCACTTTCTTGCAGTCGATGCTGCGGTTTATCTTCTCCTTCAGACCATCGGCGCCCATCATATACCATCCACAGCAATGCTCCGTAGCGTTCCACAGCGCCTTCAGCTCCAGGAAGGCTTCATACTGCAAGTCTCCTGCCTCGTCGAGGATGATAAGCGGGTTGTTTAGTGTGCGGAGATAATATACCAGGTCTTCATACACATCGCTGTAGGTTCCCTTGTTGTCAGTACCAAACTCGGTGGCTATCTTGCGGATCAGTCTGCGCTTGGTCTTCACCTGCGAACAGTCGATATAAACGGCATTCTCATGGCAGCCGATGTAGTATTTGGCAGAGTAGGTCTTGCCGATATTCGGCTCGTCACAGAGAATCATGCTCAGAGAGGAGAGCTGCGCAAGCTCCAGCTGCTTCTGGATAAACAGAAAGGTGAAGGTGTTGGCAGGCTTCCATTCTATCTCGTGACGGAGGTTTACACCCAGGCGACGGGCAATGCGCACCCAGTTGGCATCAGAAAGAGCCTTGTCCAAGGCGCCCTGCTTCACCATGCTGTACACCGAAGTGGATATTCCGAGGGATGTAGCGTGCTTGGCATCCGAAGGATAATTGGCGCGGTTCTGACTAATCGCTGCTAAGATCTTTCTTTTTTGCTCTGTTGTTATCATATTCGTTAGTGTTATAAGTTTGTTATAAGTCTATTCTAAAATCGTTATAGCGACATTAGGCTTGATCAAAAGCCATTGCTAAGGCTAAGGCATCATCATCCATTCCAAAGTCGTACATTTCATCGTCGGCAATCTCCTTACAAGTTGGCGTTTCTATGCCATCGCCATTCTTGTGTGTTGGCATTTCTACGCCATCGCTAATATCCACATCTGGCAGTGCATCCTGCACGCCTATCTTCGGAATCATATTATCTTCCGTATAAGCCATAAATTCTCTCACCTTCTTCTGCTGATGATAGAATTTCTTCTTATCTTCATCTGTCTGTTCTGCCATCACTCGGTTGTAAGTCTCCACACGTTCTACAGTGTCGATATATCTGTCTCCTTGGAATATATACACTTTCTGAGGTTTACCGTCATCGTCTGGCAAATAATAAGCCGTAACCTTATAATTATTAGGAGCTAACTTCTCCAACACGCTCGGATGGCTCAGCCACCAGT